ACTCGATGTGAATGGGATTCATGGGGGCCAGAAATGAAAAACCCGCCGGGCGTCTCCAGATGGGCCACCGGGCGGGTTCGTGGAATCGTTTGATCGGAGACGCATCTCTCGCGACCATAGCCAAAATTTAGCGCGATTCTGGGTAAAACGCGACACCCCCAAGCCAGCTCAATTTCCTAACCTTTCAGCACCTGTTCGCAGGGACAAGACGTTGTCGGAAACGTCTATTAACCCCCACGCAACAGGTGCTCCGTCATCGTCTCAATCGCGACGTCCCACCGGCGTTGGGCGGTACGCGGTGCCACGCCAAGGCGCTTGCCAATGTCGTACCAGCGCCAGCGCTCTGCCCGCATCCATACCAACTGGCGCTGCTCGAGCTCCAGACACTGCATCCACCGCATGACGTCGAGCATGCGTTCAATCTCAGCGGGTGAGGGCGGGAACCGATAGACCGGCATATCTTCGCTCACCATGCGCTCGTAGTGCGTGCGCACGATGGTTGGCCAGACGTTGAAGTGGCCTTGCACCCGAACAGGCGGTAGGCGGTGCGCTGTACGTGCGGCTTCAATCAACCAGTTGACCACGTCCTCAGTTGCCCATTGCGATGTGGTTACAACCATCTCATCCCTCCTGTGTGTCCAAGGCCCATAGCAGTAGGGCAAGGGCGTCCGCTTCGTTGTCATCATTCACGGCGTGCCCAAGGGCACGCATGGCATCCGACACCGCGGTCTTGCTGGCGTTACCCTTTCCGGTGGCATGCCGTTTAATCGTGCCCACGGGTACGCCCTGATACGGGATGTTGTGGTGCTCGCACCAGGTAGTGAGCGTAGCCAGCAGTCCGCCATAGACATGCGCTGCATCTACGCCGACATGACGGCGCACCTCTTCGAAGTACACGCTGTGGATCTCGGTGGCGAGGGTTCGCAGCTCGGAGAGCCATCGCTTAAAGCGCAGGTAACGCATGCCACCCCCCTCGTAGCGGCTAGGCCGAAACCCTGCGACACCGTGGGTGATCTGGCCCTCGAGCGTTCGCATGGCCCACCCGGTGGCGGTACCCAGATCGATGGCCAGCACCACCGTTCGCGCCATCGACCCTGGACTGACCGGACAGGGAACCTCCCTACGTAACGGAGAGAGGGCGTTAGCCCCCTCTCCTACGTAGTAGGAGGGGGAGTCTCCGACAACTGGACCAGGGATTGAAAGTGAACAAAAACAACGAGTTAGCTCAGTTGGCAAGTTGGCAGATTTGCCTTCCTGCCATCTTGCCAACTTCGACGTAACCTGTTGATTTACAACGAAATCAAGTTGGAAACGGTCTGCCAACTGAATCCAGTTGGCAAAAGTTTGCCAATTTCCCGGGGTGTTTTTGCCAACTTGCTCCTGCGCGCCAATGTGTGCGAGATCGCACAGCTGCGTACGATCGCGGGCTTTGTCCAATACCCGTCGCGTGAGGGCCAAAGGGTGCCCGTGCGGGTCAGTGCTGGCGCGTTCAAAGACGCCGGCCGTGATGTCTCTATCTTGGCAAATCATGTTCATTCGGACTCCTGTGGGTCATTGCTGCTTTCGGGATAGACCCACACCTGCGGGTTCTCGACGGGCATTGCCGCCCCGGAAAGCGGGCACTTGTAGTGGGTGGGTAGCACGTGCAGGGACACGATGGGCACTTCACCAGTGTCCGGATCGGGATTTCCCGTGGGCTGGTTGTGGACCATGCCTTCGACGCACATGTAGCCAAACTTGGAGCGGCCGAATGGCGGCAGCCCATAGTCCGCAGCGTTGCGGAAATACTTGATGTAGCCCCGCGTCGCCAGCGCCGACAGGCGCTCGCGGATCGAGCGCTCGCCGCCCAGACCCCCCTTGCCCTCGAAGGCTTCGGCGAACTGGTTGGCGGTGTAGAAATCGCCCTTCAAGCCCTCATCAAAGAGGATCTGCAGGATCACGTCGGTCTTGCGATTGCGCTCGGCATCGAGCCGCTTCCCGTAATTCTTGTTGACCAAGCGTTCGCTGTTATTGACGACCATCCACTGGCCATCAACCTTGTCGACGAATCGGGGGGCAAGGCCTGCACCGTTGCGCAGCTCAAAGTACAACTGCCGAATCGTGGACAACTCGTCAGGCCGGTGCAGCAGCATGGCGGAGGTATAGAAACTGCGCAGACTGCTGGCACCCGCGAAGGCCTGGAACGGATCCTCCTCAAACTGGCGCTTGGTCATCTTCTTGGTGTGATGGACCAGCAGCACGCCCGAATCCGAATTGACCCGCTGCTGCAGCCTGACCACTCGACGCGTGAGAAAAAACATCATCGCATCGTTGTCGTTCTCACCGCCGGAGCCCCCACCGTCGAACACGTTGCGGATCGGATCGATGGCAATGATGTCTGGCGGCTCGCCACCGAACTTCGCGCCGATGGTCTGGATCAATTTTTCCAGCCCTTCCTCGTCGAGGATGAGGTGCAGCTGAGGCGTCACCACCAGATTGCGCCGAGCGAGCCTGAGCGCCTCCTTGGGCAGACGGATGGCTTTCATCCGCTCTTTGAGGTACGGGTACTGCACCTCAGCCTGGAGGTAAAAGACCTTCAAAGGGATTGCTGGCAACATATCCAGGAACGGCAGTCCGGCTGCCATGTGCGCCAACCAGGACAGCAGGAAGTCGCTCTTGCCCACCTTGGGCGCACCGCCAAAGATTGCGATGCCACCGGTCGTGATGATCCGGCCTGACACCAGGTCGATCGGCAGCGGCGTGTCATCGTCGATCATCTCGCCCATCGTGAAAGCCGGCAGAACCGCCGCGCTGGCCTTCACCGTGATGCGCTCGCCACTCTCGATGAGCGCCTTGCAATCGAACCCCTCGTCGATGGCATCGGCTGCGTCCCACTTCTGCGGCTTGTCATCGGGCGGGATGACGATCACTACCGAACGACTGCCCACGGCCACACAGGCTCTAGCGGCTGCCTCGGCATAGTCCCAGCCCGGCGGATCGCGATCAGGCCAGATCACGACGTCCTTTCGATGCAGTGGCGACCAGTCGGTTTTATCGATCGGTGCGCGCGCGCCATTCATGGCTGTGGTGGCTACGATGCCTTGCTGGATCAGGGCCTGGGCGCACTTTTCTCCTTCCACCAGAACCACCTGCCGGGCAGACGCAAGGGCCGGCTGGTTGTAGAGCGGACGCGGATCTGGTGCTCGCCACATACGGGCGCGTACATCCCAGGGCCTGAACTCCTTGCGCCCGGGCTCCGGGTCGTATCGGTAGACCCGGGCGATCAGGGTGCCATCGGTGCTCTGGTAGTCCCAAGTGCCGGTGTAGGGTCCAAGTTCGTCTAATGGCTGTTCCCGGAACCCTCGCTTGGTGCCCCTGGCCACGGGTGGTGCTACGCCACACCATTGGCGAACCTCCTCGAGAATGCGCGGAAAATCAGCCTTGACCGATAGGTTTCGTGACAGTCCCCACGCATCGAACACATCACCGCCCATGTCGGTGGCGAAGTCGAACCAAAGGCCGCGCCGCGCACCTTCCATCTCAACCACCAGGCTCTTGCCAGGTGACCCATCGATATCGCCCACGTAAAACTTCCCACTGCGGATACGACCGAAGGGGAACAAAAACAAAAGGAGTGACTCGAGCCGATCGGTCAGCGCATGGCGCAGCGCTTCAACATCATCGATCGTGGTGACTTCTCGATCGTCTGCCGTGTTGAAGTCGAAGTAGGCGGGTGCATTCATCAAGACCCACTCCAGCAGCGTTCCTGCCATGAACAGAAGCGGCACTCCTGGTGGGTTGGCGTCATCGAGAAGCGCGGTAGGACTTCGCCTGCATCGCTGGCCATGATTACGCGCACCGCGCGATCGGACATGCGTTGGGCCAGAGCGGCATCGAAGGGCACCAACTCGAACCAGATCTCCTGGCTGTCCTTGTTGATGGCGGTAAATAGCGCTGGGTTTTGCGCAATACCTGGGATGCTGGCTTCCAGGTACGCCTGGTAGGTCGACATTTGCGCGGCATAGACCGGCTTGGACTTGGTCACCCCGTTCTTGACCGTGTCGCGCCAGGACCTGTCGTTCATGGTTTTGCATTCCCAGAGCGCCGGATAGCGCATCCCCAGCACTTCTGGGCCGTTGTTTAAGATGCCGTCGACATGCCCCTTGATGCGTCCGCGCGCGACAGAGAACCCGAATTGCCCGCCTGATGTTTTGCGCGTGTAGAGGTCAAAGCCAATCAGGCGCAGCCAGCGGATAGCGAGATCCTCCAGTTGGTGGCCCACCTCAAAGACGCGAAGTAGCTGCCCCGAGAATTCGCGACCCGGATCCACTGGTGTGCGGGTGTATTCGAACTGAAGCGCACGCTCGCAAGCCACGCCAAGTCGGGATGCGCCCAGGTAGTCTCGAGGCGTTTGCGCATCGCGTTCCTGTGCTAGCGCCTCATCGATGAGCGCGCCAACCTGCTCATGAAATTTTGGGCGGTGATTAAAGTCCAGCATCACACACGTCCTTCGCTTCGCGCTGCCGCTTGTGTCGCCATACGCCGCCCGAGGAACTCACGCTCCTTGGTGGCCATGAGTTCATGTTCTTCGACCATGCGTTGCTGATAAGCGCGTACCACCACGTCGATGAGCGCGAGCACCTCGTCTCGACTGTAGTCATCCAGCGCCCGATGCGCTCCGATTGAGCCTACGTATTCACCCAGCGGCGCGAGGCAGGACTGCATGGCCGAGAGTTCCATCTCACTGGGGTCGATCATCTCTCCCCCCGTTCTTGTCATGAGCTTGCAAAAGGCGTCCTGACAACGGCGCGAACAAAACACCCACTGGTCGTTGTATCGCGCGGGATCGGAAGGGGGCACGCGTGGGTTGAACCAGCCGTAGCCCCTGGCTTTGCGATGACAGACAGCGCATTTCACGCAACCTCCAACGCGTCATAGAGATCGGCGTCCTGGGAATCGCTCGCAGCGTGAATCAGCCGCGCAATGGCAGTGCGGTTGAACTGGAAGGCGAGTAGCGCCGAGGCCTGGTATCGCGTCAGACCGTAATCTGCGCGTAACTGTGCCGGCAGGTATTGAAGCTGCTTGGTCGTGGGCGACTCGTTGAGCCAGCGACGAGATTTGTGCGCAGAGTCTTCGGATTCATGGTCATTGAGCCAATCATTCGCACGTGCCATGCAGACGGTGCGCTCGCCAACTGCTAAGAGGCACGTGCTGAGCCCTTTGCCTCCGCCAACTGCGTGCCAGCGACCATTGAGAAAGAAGATGCCACCCCAGGCATTGAACCCCGTTGCCATCAACGCATCGTCGCCGGCAAAGAGATCACACCACCGAAAATTCGAACGCTGGAGCAAGTCAATCTCGCTCATGATGAACTTGTCCAGAACGTCCCCTTCGGGATGCTCGGGGGTCTCCCAGACGTGATCACAAAACGGACAGTCCATTACCGCCAATGGCACGATGGCACCGCACTGTGGGCAGTCCTTGGTGGGGGCGTCGCCGTCGTGTAGGTGTCCGTCGAGATTGACCTCTTGCTCCAGCGCACCGTGCATGAGGCTTGCGGTACCAAAGTCCAGCACGATGCAGTCGGTCTTGACCACCCCCGGAAACTCCTTCAGATCGACCGTTCGCAAACCACGGCCAACCATCTGGATGAAGGTGGATTTGTATGAACTCGGGCGCAGCAGAACGACGCAGGAGGTGGGCGTGTAGTCATAGCCCTCGGTGAGTACCGCGACATTCACCACGACCTGAGCGTCTCCGCTCTCAAACGCCGCCAGACAGGCTTTGCGCTCGGTATCGGACAACTCACCATGCACCAGGACGGCATCGATGCCTGCCTGATTAAAGGCGTCGCAAACATCCGAGGCGTGCGCAACCGTCGAGCAGAACACGATGGTCTTGCGATCCTGCGCTTTGGCTCTCCAGTTCTGGATCACTGACTGCGTGATCACTGTCTTGTTGAGGATGGACGCCACCTCGCTCATGTCGAAGTCGATCGCCGAGCGGCGCACCCGACTCAGGGCATCCTGTGCCCCCACGTCAATGACATAGGTTCGGGGCGGCACAAGATGGCCGCTTGCGATCATCTCGCCCAACGTGATCTGATCGGCGAGATTGCTGAACACCTCTCGCAGCCCTTTGCCATCGCCGCGATTGGGCGTGGCTGTTAGCCCGCAAATCGCCGCCTTTGGGTTTTTCAGCAGAACCTGATCAATGACCTCGCGGTAGCTGGGTGACACCGCGTGGTGCGCCTCATCGATCACCAGCAGATCCAGGGTCGG